CTTGGTGGGCTTGACCTTGCCACCGAACGTAGTCTTAACTTTCTTCCAAAACTTTGCCCAAAACGAATCATCATCGGTAACATACCAATATTCTGCCGCTTCTTGTTCGGAGAGCCAGGCACGGACAATCTTCTTGTTTTGGTATTTGATTTTGTTGGATTTAAATACAGCCTTTACCGCATCCAGCAGCTTCTTTTCATCATCATCAGTTGGAGTGCAATCCATAGACGGTTCTGTGCCGACTGTAAAAGCAGTTTGGATGTTCACGATATCCTGTTCCAATGGAATGGAGATACGGTTCACCGGTTCAGTCTTATACTTTGCTTCGATTTCATAAGTCTTACCCGTTTTTTCATCGAAGTGCTTCTCTGCTTCTTTTTCAAGAACCTTTCTGTCCGGATATTTCTTTTTGTCAACCATGATTTCATGTCGTTCCGGATTCCAATCATCCCAAAGTTTGCAACGGTCGGGAAGTTCAGTCTTCCTACCTTTCTTCAGGTAGTTTATCTTCTGCCCGATGTCAGGCAATGCTAATATTTCTTCTAAATTCAATGGCATAGTTTATATTTTTAATGTGTGAATATTCCTGTTAAATCTTTCGGCTTCTGAATCTTACCAAGAAGCTCACCCAATACATAGTAACGTACAGCATCTATTCCGTGATTGTCATGGTCTTCCGGTTCGTTGATATAGTTCCCGTCCTTATCCTTTGCCCAAACATACTTTCTGAACTCGCTTTGCAAGTTGTACGAGCGTTTGGTTATATAAATCTCCATATCTTTCATTTTGTCAATTCCGGCATTGATAGAGCCTGCACCTTTCTCTACGGCATATATCTTGATTCCTCCGTTGTGTATCTCTTGAATCAAACGTGGGTCTGCGCTGTCAGCAATGACTTTCAATCCCCACGGGCGAAGAGTCTTGATGATGTCAGAAGAAAGCAATCCAGTACGGTAATCCACTTCATCCAAGTAAAGGGCGTTATCAACGATACCACAACGAATGGAAGCAGACGGGTCATGCGTATAACCGAAGTCTTGCCCGAAAGCAATTTTCTTTGCCCAAGCCGGGAACTCGTCAACAATTCCCCACTTCTTGAACACAGCACCTTCTGCAACGTCAGCCCACCGGCCGATAACCACATGAGCATACTTTTCAGGATTACTCACCTTCATATCTTCCACCTCTTTCAGGAACTCAGGAGAAAGGTTATCCAAGTTATCAAAATACGTAGTATGGATATGGAGCACATTCGGATGAGTGGAAATCTGAACCTGCACACCGTCAATCTCTACCAGCTTGTGAGTTTTCTCAATGTATTTCTTGTAGATGAAGTGATTGGAATCGCATGGGTTCATTATAATGATAATCCGGTTCTGAATACCCTTCTTGCGAATGGAGAGCATTATCTTGTCGAACTCATCTTCGCTTGTCCACTCTTCCGCTTCATCGCAGACAAAAGTCGTAATGCCTTGAATGGATTTCAGTTTTGCTGTCTGGTTTCCGGAAGAAGTCTTGATACCCCGAAACATGATACGGCTCTTAGTCATCTTATTGACTATGTCCGTCTTTGTGGTCTTGAAATATTTCGTGGTACCGTCCAAATCTATCTTCTCCATCATTTCGGGGATGATAGACATACCGGCAGAAACCATCGTGTAACGGGTGTAAAGAATCTGATGAACTATTTTCTCTACGGGAGTCATTTCAAAAGTCAACCGCTCAATAAAGGTAGAAGCATTGAAAGACTTTCCGCTACCACGCCCACCGGTGATAAGAATTATAAATTTTTCCTTATCCTCATATAATGGATGGTAAATTTCTTGAGGTACTATCATTTCAGCTTGTTTTTAATCCAAGAATCAATGTTGATGCCGTGCTCTATGTCTGTTGGAATATCAGCATCTTCATCTTGTTTGCGTTCAATCTTTCTCCAATCCTCATCATGGTGATACAGCCAAACGGACATTGCTTGCAAATTTGGTGCTAACTCACTTTCGCTAACTTGTAATTCGTCCTCACCTGTCAAATTTCCCTCTGAATCACGGAGCTTTCTTACCACGGTGCTTTTGGTTTTTATGCCACCGAGAGCCATTGCAAGGAATTTAGCCCTTACAGTGGCATTGATTGTCGCGCGCCCACGCGCTAAGACTTCGGATATTTCGGTGTACTCACTTTTCTTTTCGCAGAATGTTTGAGGCAAAATCCCTATGGCATAAGCAATTTCCTTGTCAGTGAATCCCTTTTTGGCATAAGATTCCACGAGAGAAAGAAAGTCCTCGCTTGTATAATCAAACTTAGGCTTTCTTCCTCCTTTACCTTTTCTGTTTTGAGATTCACTATTATTCATAAACTTATCCGTTACTTAAAGCAAATTTCCCCGTTCCAATCCTTTTATTTCGATTAGAGAAAAACCACATACCTCTTTGCTTCATAGATGATTCAAACGCATTTATAACACGTGCAGCCCTTGGATTATTTCCATAACCCTTTTGAGTTGTACGAGCCTGCGCCTCTAATCTCCGAAATTGTGCACTTAATTCATTCAAACTTTTCCTTCTGACTCAATCTTCTTCTAAATTTAATTAATCAATCCTTTCTATTTGTTCATCAAATACTTCTCCCTTTATGAACTTCATATCAGGGTCATACCCGAACCTTTCGCAGAATGCGGCTTTAGCTTCATAGGTATCAAAGGACAACATCACATAGGCATCCATGTTCTCGGCTTGCTTCTGTGCGTTTTCTTTCACCTGATGCTTGACCTCTTTCATGTGGGCAACCTTTTCGGCACGTTCCAACTGCTTGGCGGCTTTATCGGCTTCTTTCTGTTCGGAAACTGGGACCATCATATCAGACAAAGCATCCGCAATAGAGTTTTCCTCTTCGGTCTGCAAAAGATAGTCGACACCAATCATATTCAAGTCTGCATCGGTCAGACCTGCATCTTTCCAGTCAATATCAGGAACAATACGGGCAAGAGCGTCAAAATCCCATGTACCTTGTGCATTAGGGTTGTTCATTAGAATGTTTAACTCCTTTTCCTGCTGCTCGTCCACGTCTATGACATCGACACGAATACGGTAGTCGTTATCGGGAAACTTTTGCAATTCGTCCATGACAGACAAACGCTGGTGCCCGCTGACTACGGTAAGCCCGGTACGCTTATTCACAACTATTCCACCTACCAATCCGAATTTCTTGATGCCACGTTTCAGTGTCTTACGTGATTCATCAGATAGTTTTCGGGGATTATAATCCGCAAAGTGAATGGCAGAACGATTAAGTTCCACCGATTCACTCTTTATGTATTTTGATAATTCCATATTAGCCGTTGCTTAAACCCATGTATTGCCTATTCGTAAATCGTTTAAAGGCCATTCCGGGAACATTTCCAGTTATTTTTTCAATATTTTTAGAATATCTTGTAGCCGCTCCACGCACTCTATATATTCTATTCTGAGCACGTTCATTGGTTGCCATTCTTCCTATAGAATCCAATATTCTATCCCTTTGTGAAAATATTTGTGCAATAGATTTTCTTCTAACTCGGCATTCCTCCTATTAATTTTGTTGATTATGATGCTCCCAAAGCACTCTTTCAGCCATTGGGAAAACTTTGTAAATTCTCTGTAAATCCTGCGGGTAATTCTTCTCCATCCAAAGCATACAATCAAGATTGAAACCTACTCCCGAACTGGCTTTCAATGAATACCGAACTGGTTCAGGTAAATTGTGCTGCCTCATATAAGCAAGAATATCCTTTTGTGTCCAATCAGCCAAAGGATAAACCATACCGTTATTCTCGTAACCGTTTACCTCATACCCTTTCAACATAAGCCTACGATTCATACCATCAGCTTTTTTCATGCCCAAGAATGTATAATAAACTCCATGAGTAAGCTGCATAGCCTTTACCACATCTGCCAACTTCAATAGCTTTACTTTCGGATTTGGCACACAATACATACCGCCACGGAGAATATAAGTGAGATTCCAATGTGGTACTTGAACAAACTCTATCTTCGGATACTTGGCTTTAGTCCAGTTTATCCAACGGTTAATATGCTCCAAATTCTTGACAAAGTACATGAACACGCAAACAATCCGGTCAAACTTCGGATAGACTAAATCAAGCAGAACAAGCGAATCCTTACCAAGTGATAAAAACAGTAAAGCCTCATTCGATTTTACCCGAATGAGGTCTATATAACGGCTCGCTTGTTCTACCTTGTTCATAGCTAACCACCACTTAAACCAAATGAAGTACGAAGGTCACTATAACGCTGTCTGCGCGACCCCAACTGTGATGTACCAGCTTCACCGCCACGTCTGGCAACCAATCTACCACCAGCCCCGGCACCGTTCATATTTCTGCGAGGCCCGGCTACTCTGTTAATTCTTCTTGCGACTCTGCTTTCTAATTTTAAAAGTTAAACAAATCAATCTATATGTTTTTCTAATATCTTACCCAAAGTATAATCCATTTGTGCAGCAAGATATTCTTCGCCTTGATGTTCGTAAACAATATCATTACCGTTTTCATCTGTGAGAATAACAGCTTCTGCTGCTTTCACTTCAACGATAATATAAGGACGTTTACCTGTATATGCACCTGTCAGAAGCTTGATTGCATCGTACTTGATAGGCTTTAATTCTATTTCACCCTCTTCAGGCAGTTCTGCATCAGCCGGATATTCTTTACCGCCACATAGGTAAGTGATATACTTCTTAGCGTTGGTTGGCCTGATTTCACGGTATTCGTGGGTTTTCTTGCCTGCCAAAATTTCATCGAAATACTTCTGTTTGATGCTTAATGTAAGAATGTTCATAATCGTGTCAAATTTAAATTAATACTCAATAGTTGCGGAAACAGGACTCGAACCTGTGACCACCGCCAAGTCAAAGCGGTAAGCTAACCAACTGCTCCATTCCGCGATAGTACCCCAAAGGTACTACCATAACCAAAGATAACGAAATATCTTCAATCGTTATACACGACAATCGGCTTATTGTCGTGAACTAAGCCATTTGTCCCGTCTTTCTCTACACGCCTCTAAGGTAGGCGCACAACAAGCAAAGAGTTCACCACTTTCAGTACGGTA